CTACAACAAATGTATTAACTGATGGAAATATAAAATATTCTGTATCATCTTCTCGATGTTCATCCGGATAATATGTTGATTCATTTGCGAACTTGCTATAAACATAATGTTCAGGTTTCAGGTCTTGCAATGGAATCATATTTTCCATTAGATCATGTGTATCATTTTTTCGTTTATTGATTACTTCGATAAACGCCATGTATGTAATCTGAGTTAAGTAAGCAAACGAACTTATTTTTTTGCCCGTAATTTTACTGATCTTCTCTGGGTCGAAATTGTTTATATATTTGAAAATCTTATAAATTGCATTACTTTTGAAATCCTCTGTCCAGTTTTCCGAATAGTTCCTGAAACACGGTTTCTTTAGTAAATTGTCATTGATTAGAATAACAATTTCACCAAATTTTTGTCGGCTGTAATTTGCATCAGCACCTTTTTCTAATAGTTGGTCTCTCGAATTTTCGCATTCTTTTATCTCATCCAATATTATAGGACTTGATGATCTTTCATATTCTAATTGTAATTCGTTTAGTTTTTTGTCAACCGTTCGTATCTTTTCTCTTAATTGTATCTGGATGATCTCATGTGTGATCTCATCTTTATTTGCATAATTTACGTTCATTGATCCTCTCTTTAACATTTACATTATAACATACTTAAGATTAAATACACCTTAATAATGATAATCATTATCAATTACGATAAATAAATCAAAAAGGTATCTCATGGCTAATAATGCAAGTAAAAACTATGCTTTAGATACGTCGATATATTTCGGCACTACATTATTTTCAGAAGAAACACTATATAACGTGCAATCTGTAAACTTACCTGGTGTTGACTTTTCCCATCCACAGATTGCATCAAGATCGGGTGCATTAATAACGGGGCAAGCAGACAATATCACGTTCAACGATCTACAAATTACATTAATTATTGATGAAGGATTTTCTATCTGGAAAGAAGTAATGGTAAATGCATTTAAGATGGTTAAAGTAACTCAACCGATGTTTAATAAGAACTATCATGATGCATACGTAATTATAACGGATTCGCAAGGAAACGATATTTTAAAGGTGTGGTTTCGTAATGCCCAGATTACAAGCATAGGTGATCTTCCATTCGCAAGTTCTAACATGAATGAACATCTTACGTTAGATATTGGATTGAAATATGATTACATGGAAATTCAAGATGATAAGTATCTTATAAGCGTTAATGGTATTGCAACGGTTAAGGCGGATGCCGTAGAAGTAAACGGTAAGACAACTGGCGCAATTGTATCATCTATAGTTGAATAAATATATAAATAACAAGACGACCGTAAATGTCGATAAACTACAAAAACAATTATTTCACTCAAAGAAGAAAGGAGTTTTTAATGGCACAACTATCGGCTGGTGTACAGGTAAACGAAATTGATTTAAGCATCATTGTTCCTACAGTTAGTACTGCAATTGCTGCATTTGTTGGTGAGTTCGTAAAAGGACCTATTAATGAATATCTATTGATCACTAACACAGATGACCTTAAACTTTACTACGGTAAACCAACATCAAAAAATTACAATGACTGGTATCAAGTTTATAACTTTTTACAGTACGGCGACAAATGTTATGTATCACGTGCAAGCGATGAAGTACATATGAAAAATGCAGTAGGAGAATTGTCTTCTGACGGTGTTACTATTCTTACAGCAGTTCCAAATCTTGTTATGAACGAAGCAGATTATGAGTTGTCAAATATCTCATACCCATTTGTAGACGTAGCAACATCTAAATTTAAATTCTTTGCAAGAACTCCTGGTAATTGGGGTAACAATATTCGTGTTGTTGTAGCAAATGAAGCGGCATTGACTAAAAAAGGTCAAGAATTATATCCAAACTCAGGTATCGTATTGGGTGATCTTTATACTCAAAATATCGACCAAACAAACGGTGAAATTGTTGTAGTTGTACTCGACGGTAAAAGTATTGTAGAAAGATTCGTAGTTTCAGTTAACCAAACAGCGGTTGATTCTAAAAACGGAAAATCAATCTATATTGAAAAAGTAATCAATCGTACAAGTTCTTACATTTATGTAAAAGATAACGACTCATTGACTTATCCTGCAACAGATGTTGCTCCTGTGATCAAAGATTTCGTTCTTGCATCAGGTAATGATGGTGTTCTTGATACTGCAAGTTTCAATGTAGGGTATGACGTATTCTCAAACCTTGAAGATATTGAAATTGATCTTGTTATTGCAAATGAAAAATCTCATGCTGCAGCTGCAACACTTGCAGGTTCAAGAAAAGACTGTATCGGTTTCCTTGGTGCACTTCGTGATGATGTTGTAGGTGTTAAACCAGCAATAGCAATTGAAAACATGGTTACATATATCACTGTTGACTTCAACATTGGTGACCCAATCGGTAAATACAATGCATTCTTCGGAAACTACAAATACCAATACTCAACAGAATTGGATGAATATATGTGGGTGAGTGTTGCAGGTGACGTAGCAGGTATTCGTGCAGCTATGAACACATCAAGAAATACATGGGATGCCTCAGCGGGTCTTGACTACGGTGCACTTAAAAACTGTATCAAATTGGCAATTAATCCAAACCAAGCTCAACGTGATATCTTGTACAAAAATATGATTAACCCAATCGTTTCTTTTAACGGTCAAGGTACAGTTGTATGGGGACAAAAAACATTGCAAAGTAAGCCAAGTGCGTCAAAAAATATTGGTTTTGTATTAATAAATAACATAAACATTGTGGTAGGTGAATATGTTATCAGAACAAAAAATGCAGGTAATAAAGAATTTTATAGATGGAAACATAACATCGAAACAAGCTACGGGTATTTTAAAGCATCATAAAGTAATATTATCTGAAAAAGATTACAATGAATATTTTAACGTAAGCAATAAATGCCCTAAATGTGGGAAAGAAATGAAATTTCTTTCATTTTACAGAGGATATAAATGCTCTGTAAAATGTGATATTAGTGAAGATAAAATTATATCTAATATAAAATCATTATATAATGAGTTTTTAACTTCTTCTGAACAGTACAAACTTAGAAGTTTTTCACAAACTGTTAAAAAATATATAATCGCTTTAGACCTCCCATTAAATAACTTACAAAAAACTATATATGATTTAATTTTTCCTGAAGCTAAAAATGTAAAATGTAAATGTTGTACAAATAAAGTTAAATTTTCATCCACTAGATTCGAATACTCTTCTTGCTGTTCCTCATCATGCATGACAAAATATCAAATGAATGAATTAACACCTTGGACTAAAGAAAGAAAATCAAAAATGGTTAAAAACATTAGAGAAACAAATATTGAAAAATATGGGGTTTCTAATCCTGCAAAATTAAAAGAAGTTCAAGACAAGATGAAGGAAACTAGAATTAAAAATGGAAATATGTTAGAGCCTAAAACTAGAGAAGATTTTAAGATGTATTCTTATTATGTGTGGTTAGAAACATATAAACATCAAAATAAACTTATAGATAGGGAAAAACGAGGGAGATGTGGAATAGAGGGTGCATATAATTTAGACCATTTAGTCAGTGTGTACGATGGGTTCCAAAATAACATACCCACGTACATAATAGGTTCTATAAACAATTTAAAATATATTCCGTGGGAAGAAAATTTGAGTAAAAATAAAAATAGCTCTATAGAAATAAGGGATTTGTTGGAATCTTTTTTTAATAAATAAAAATGTTAAACGGTTCAGGCGCACATAAAACTCATTGAACTGCTGGAAAATCCTTAGAGACTAATAAACTACAACGTAACTTGAAAAGGTAAGCGTGAATGTTAAAAATTATTAGTATTGGACAATCAGCATCCAAGCACCGTACAGGTGAAGGTCCAACGACTATCGAACGGGTAATGCCTTAGTAGAGTAGGATTCAAGTGAATCCGAAGTGGTGAGCCTTTTTAATTCCCTACCAAATTTGAATTAAAAAGTGGTGATATAGTCTTCCCTTAATAGAAATATTAAGCAGTTATTTGTCCTCGCAGATAACGACAAAATGTAACGAATTTTGTGAAAATAAATGTTGACCGAATTAACGTTAGAGGACTTTTCAATGAAATGGAAAGAGCTATCAGTAAAATGGCTAAATACTATGTATTCACCAACAATGATGCATATACTCGTTCACGTTTCAAATCTACGATTGAGCCTTATCTTCGTAACATCAAAGCAAATCGTGGTATCTACGATTACTATGTACGTTGTGACGAAACTAACAATACAGCATATGTTGTTGATTCTAATCAATTCATCGCTGACATTGCAATCAAACCAACACGTACTGCGGAGTTCTTAGTTCTTAACTTCATCGCCGTAGGAACTGGGGTTGACTTCAAGGAGATCTTCGCATAAGCGTTGACTTCAAATAATTATGCCTTCGGGCATAATCTTTTTACTTAATTAACAATGGTTAGTTCATTAAAGAGATTTAAGGAAAGAAAGTGGTAATAATAAAGTTTTTAAACAAGGATGTTTTAGACTTCTATCCATACAAAGATGATGACAATGTATATGTTAAGTTAGTGTTTGAAGATGGTGTACGTATATTAACAACACCATATGAAGGAAGGGTTTTTCATTGGAATGCAACACATATGAGGAATATTTCCTACATATGGTTTCATCATGTTAATGAAGTTTTTGGAATGAGCGTTTCTGAGAGAAAAGAAATATTTAAGATTTGAATACCGTTATACCAATAACGTCTGAAGCGCCGATCATTCCCATCATTCTCATCATTTCTGCTATTGTTGTTCCTGAAGATATAATGTCATCAAGTAAGGCAACTTTTTTATTCTCGCATGATTTAACAACCTTCTCATCAATATCTTGAAAGAATCCACGGACAAAATGTCTAAATTTAGGATCTACCTTAACCATTGCAAAATATCCATCTTTGATAGCTTTTTTCTTGATAGCTTCAAATGATAAACGAATTTTATCAGTAACA